CTTCTTTTTTTGTTTTTTAAATCTCTCTGCACCACCGAATGCTTCGTCATTATTGTTAGCACCACGCATACGTGATGATCCTTGTTTCCATTCCAAACTTTCTGCAAGAGGATCTCCAAATAAATCTTTGAACTCTACATCTTTTTGTGTCCATTTCTTTGCTTGTTTAGCGTCTGCTTTTTTAAGCAATGATAAAGATAAGATACTTGCAGGTCGTGAAAAGATTGTGTCATATCCTTTAGTAAACATACGTAACTGTTCTTCTCCTACAACACGTAGTAACCATGCACCTCGTAGAAGTACTAATGGTTTCCAGAACTCTGTGTAGTACCAATCAGTACTTTTACCCATAATTCCTTTTTGCATTGCTTTAGGATATTTTTTAAGGAAGTCGTCCATACCTTTAGTACCACCCATCTTGCTTCTTAATATAGACATAGAGTTCATAGCTTTAGCTAATTGTCCTGCGTCTGGCATAGGTATAGTTCTATTAATAAACTCTGTAGTTAAATGTGCGTCAGGTACTGGTCTCATTTTACCGCTAATAGTTATTGGAGACATCTTCATACCTGGTTGATTTACGTTCTTACCTGTGTAAGCGTCTATAAAATATTTACGCATGTCATCTTGTGTCTCTGCAAATATACGTGTAAAGTTATCAGCGTCTTGTTTGCTTACTTGAAAGTTATCTACTAAGTCATCTCCAACTTCTTTAAGCATTGAAGTAGCAACTTGAAACAATCCTGCTTGGTCTCCTGGACGTAGTACTGCAGCTTGTCTTAATATCTTATCTTTACTATTTCTATTTAAGTCTGTTTGATCTAACCATCTTTTTACTTCTCCATAGCTTTTTTCTATGTTCTCGCTATCTAAATATCTAAGTGGTAAGTCTTTTGTGTAAGTAGAAAATATACGTGCTGCTCTACTATTACTATCCATTAAAGCAAGTTTTGCTACTTTCTTAGCACCAAACAATTGACCTGTACCTTCTGGTACAGTCTTGCTAATACTTTCTGCTGCACCACCTAAAAATCTACCAACTGCACCTACTGTAGGTTTAGTTGTACCAAAGGGTAAATCTTTAAAACCAATAGATTGATCTATAAGTTGTGCCATCTCTATTTGTTTATCAGCTGATGATTTAGTAAAGTCTTGTGTAATCTTCATAAATCTACTGACAATCTCTGGATCTTCAATACCTGTAATGTCCATAAACTTACTATCTGATGTAATGTTTGACATGTACTTAACAAGTTTCATGCCACCTGGATCTTTTTGTAAATAATCAGTAACTGACTTAGATGATATAAACGGTAGTCCAAAACCTCGTTCTACAATACCTAATTGTTTTAGTTCTGCAGGTGTAAACTTTGTATCTACTTTTTTAAGCATTGATATTGTTTGATCACTTGCTCTTAACGTTTTAGCACTTTTTCTTGCTGCACCTACACCTAAAGTTAAGTAGTTAGATGGATCAAGAAACAATGCCTTGCCTGCGTCTAGTATTCCAGATACAACATTAAACCCTTTAGTACCTGGTTCTGTAACACCTAACGCTACAGTTCTTCCTAATGAGATAGGTGTTTTAACAGTTTCTCCAGTACCTAGTTGTGTGGATATATTAAACTGTCCGCTCTCCTCTTGCATACGACTATCTATATCTGTAATAGCTGAACCTAGTTGATTTTGTATAATGTTTTGCGCACGTGTATTATCAAACCCAGACTGTACTAAATATTTATATTCATCGTAATATTTACTATTAGGATTTTCTGGATCAAATACTTCTGAATTAGGTAGTAACCCTTCTCCTAAGTTTATTTCTTTACCTTGTGCTAAGTTACTAAATACTTGTTTAACTGTTGATTTACCTGATTGTGCATAAGCGTCCCTAAAGGTTAAGTCTTCTGCATTGTCTCCAATAGTTGCAGCAATCATAGAGTTAATAGGTCTATCTACTGCTGTTCTGTATAAGTCTTCTAATCCTAGTAAACCAAAACGCACGGCACCTTTAAGTGGATCGAATACTTTATCGACTAAAGATTTCTTATTGTTTTCTAAAACACGTTCTGATAACGTACGTAATACTTCTGCCTCTGGTTTAACTTGTAACATAGTTAACGAAGTAATAACATCAGGAGAAAAGTTAGGATAAAGTTGTGCAATAGTAGAAGCTCTTACTGCGTCTTCTTTAGTTACGCTTGCTTTAGCTCTGTTCCATTGTGTTTTTCTACCCTGTAATTCTTTGTACAAGTCTTGTTCAGTTTTAGGGTTGTCATTATGAAATACACCCATAAATTAACCTAGTTGTGTTGGTGTTCTATTTATCTTTTGTTCTGCTGTTTGTAATAAATTTATAAGTTCTGGTGTAGGATTTATACCTACCATTGCTCTAATTAACATTAGGTCATCTGGTTCTAGCAAGGTACTTTCTTTTTCCTGCATAGTAGAAAATGTGTTAATAGGAGTACCATCTCCTTGTCCAAATATTTCTCCAACCCCACCAGGTAAAGGTGTTATAACTCCAGGTTCTTCTGAAACTATTTGTCCTTGTCCTGCAGGTACAACTGTTTCTTCTTGTGGTGCATTTATGTTGCCTTCTCTAACTTGGTTTACAAGTGCTTTTTCTTCTCCTGCACTTTCAGTTACCATAGCACGTACCTCATCAATAGTAGGTGCAACGCTATCTGTTCTTCTAGATAATTTACCAGGACCACTTACTGCAGCAGGTTTTTTAACGCCACCACGTCTTCCATTTTGCCTACTACTATCAATAGCCATATTCTTCTCCTAAGTTTTCTTGTGGTCCGAACATAATAATTATACCGTTAGGTATGTATTGCACGACCATGCCTTGTGGGAAAGCAGATAACTGTGTCTCTTGTTCATCGTTATCTTTTAAAAAAGTATCATAGTCGTCTAAGTATTCTGTAGTTCTTTGCCAAATATCAAATAATGATGTCTCGCAAATATCTGCAAACTGCATGTTTGTATTATCTTTTGGTTCAGGCATTATTGTCCACCTCCTAGTAATAATGATCTAATGTCTGGTGCAGGTCCTTGTGGTACTGCTAGTTCTCCACCCCCTAGATCCTGACCTAACAATGCTGCTTCTGGTTCTGGTATCTCTGGATCCTCTGCGGTATAAAATTTATCTAAGATTGATTGCATACTATTTGGATTTTTATAAATCTGTACCAATGCCATAGTTGCTTTCTCATCTCCCTGACTTGCTTGTATTTTTAATGTCTCAAACAATGTACGTTCAGCTTCGTCTTTTAGTATTCTATCATTAATCTTCTGTACGTTATCTAAACCGTCCATGTTTTCTTGTAAGGTTTCTTTATCTATGATACCTGCTTGTAGTAACTGAAGTCCAGAAACAATTTTAGTAGGTTCATCAAAACCTGCCATGACACCATAGATACGTCTTGTCTTGTACATACCTTTAATATCTGCTGCAGGTGTGTATTGTTCAGCATAAGCTGTACCTTTTAAGTAACCTGCCATAGGTTTTTTAGTTTGACCGTTAAGCGCTTCGTCCATTTCTAAACGTTTATAATCTAGTTCTTCCATTGCTGTTTTTAGTGATAACTGATATTCCTTGACGTTTAGATCAACGGACGATAATAGTTCTTGCAACCCTCTACCTGTTACAAACGAGTTAGGGGATATAGCGTCATCGCTTACTGGATAGCTAGAACCAACACGAAGTTGTCTTTCTATCCTGTCAATCTGTGTAAACAACTGATACGGAATATTATTAGGTGGTTTAGAAACTTGTGAACCTGGGCTTAGGTAGTTGACTGATAATCTACCACGCTTATAGTTACCGCTTTCTAGTTCTCCAATAATATTGGTTTCTGTGAATACACTATCTTCCATAGCAATAATAGATAAGACGTTAATCTTTGCCATTGCTGCCATCAAACCTAGTACGTGGTCATACTGACCAGTTAATCTATCAAAGCTAAATCTCTTAGAGATAACAAACCTTGGACCTGATTTAAGTGGGTTAGGAGTGTAATCTAAAATCTGTTTTGTATCTGGTAAGAATACGTAAGTACCTTCTTCGTTATAGTACTCTACTAATTCAACACCGTCAGCTAGTTGGTTATCCCAACTTCTCTGGAAACCGTCATGGTATTTAAACTTACTGTAACCTGATGGGAACTGACTACTCTCATCAACCATCACTTGTGCTTGTGGATACATCTGTTTAATAACTGCAGTAGGTACAAGTCGTATAAGTGCTAGCTCTTTAGGATCTTGGTCTGGACCATAATATCCTGGGTAACAATCATAAGGATCTCTAAGTTCTGCATGAGGATACATGATACCGTCTGGCGACATCTTCTGTCTTATTATCCATACACAAAAACCATAACCAGGTAGCCAACGTGCAGCTTGTGGCATTTGCATATCCATCTTAGAGTTTCCGTCTAAGCTAGAAACAATACGTTCTAGTTTTTCTGCTTTGCCTTTTGCTCGTTCACTATCTGCATACTGGTCAACTTTAATGTCAGGCATACGCCCTAGTTTTTGTGCAAGATGTTCTAAACCTGAATTGATAAGGTTAGGGATTGGTAAGTCTGTGTCGTAGTTTTTAGCGTCATTACCTAGTAATGCTGCGATACCATTGCTACCGCCATTCATTATAGAACGCACTCTATCACGATACTCATAGTGTCCACTATGCTCGTGCATACCTTTTAAGTCGTCCGTTTTAATAAGTAGTTCGTCAGGTGTTAACATTTACCAAAAAACCTCATTGTGTTCGCTTTGCTTGTAATAGCTATAAGATGGAGTATAGTCACTCTGCACTTCTGATAACATGATTTTTACGTTTGTGCGTATACGTTTCATTGGAAACCAACTTGCCATAACTAAGTCAGTTTTAGTTTTTACATTACGTGAGTTAGAGGCACCTGCTTGTGAAAAGTAGAGTAACTGTTGTCTAAGAATGTTTACTTTACGTTTTGTTTGTGCGTCTGCCCACGGTAAGTTCATCTTCTGTTGTTCATACATACCAACCATACTGGTTACACCAAAGGTCGGATCCCATTTATTTTTATATGTCTGATGTCCTTCTAGTCGTACACCATGTGCTGCTGCCCAGTTTCTAATCTCTCTGTCTTGTCCAATAGCACGTTGAAAACCATTCTCCTCTATTACCCAATGACTTAACCAGTATTTCTCATACCATTCTTTCATTAAGTTATGTGCTTTTTGTATACCACCACCTTGGTCATTCTTGACATCAACTAGCCATACTTGTTGCGTTTTTGCATTATACGCCCAAAGCACCGCTGCTTGATACCCCGTACTTGCAGGATCTAACCCTGCAATCAATGCAGTATGCGGAGGTATATCTCCTAGTTTTCTAGATGTATCTAAACACGCGTCTACACTCTCTGCGGTAAATAAACTCATGCCGTCAGGTATAGCTTTATTAAGATAGACCATTTCAAATATATTTCTACCACCTGTTGTCTCTGCTGACGCTAACTGTTCTATTAACCACTTATGTGTACGTTTTTCTGCCCATAACATGTGTGGTGTATGGTCTAGGGTTTCGTCCTCTAGTGGTATTTCTAAATCATGCGCACGGTCTACAATGCTTTCCCATGCTTGGTTCTCTAAGAGATGATGGTAAAGATCGTCTGGGTGTTGTCTTGATCCGATGACAACCATGCCTGTGTGTTCCTCTTTACGTGACTGTAATGTTGTTGTCCACCAGTTCCTGGTGTTCTCTCTAGCACTTGGTTGCACAGTACTTCCATGATCCTCGATGTCGTCTGCAATAATAAGGTCTGCGTCTCTGGAAAGGATTTTACCTCCCTTTCCAATTGCGACAAGAGTTGGCGACTTAATACCAGAGACTGTTCTAGTTGCAACAGTAAATTGACTGGACGACCAACTTTTTCCGCTTCTATTAGCAGGTCTAAATCCGTCCCAATCTCCGTAATCCTGGATAAGTCCTTCATTGTTCTCCAAATGGTCTAATACTGCACCAACACTATTCTTTGCAATATCCTCGTTACCACCGCACCACATGATACGTATGTTGGGATTTTTAGCAATCATGTAGACACAAAAGTGTGTTAACAGATCTGTCTTCCCATGTCTAGGTGGCGACAATATCATCAACCGTTTACCGTGTTGTATACTATCTAAGATAGCACTTATCCACCTTTTTTGAAAGTCTGGTGTCTCATAATTTTTATTCTGTTCTGTTAAGAAATACTCATCTCTAAAGCGTACAAAGTCGTCTACGTCCGCCTCTTGAATTTCCCCCACAACCGCTTGCTCTCGCTTCTCGTGTTCTGCCTTCTTAGCAGTATCCTCTAGAAATGCTGCCATAGCCCTAGATACACTAGCCGCTGAACAGCTTAGTATATCTGCAACCTCTTTTTTAGTCTTAGCACCACTCAATATGTCGTGAAAAAAATTTTTCTGTTTCATAATAGCGTAATAATCCCCTCTACGTTTCTGTACATTGGGGTTTACTTCTTTGATGACCTGCATGTCACTTGCACTTTTCTTAGCCCTATATGCCCTTTTCTTTGTTCTATTGGCACAAGTATCACTACAGTACTTCTGACGACCTTCTGGTAATGGGACTACACAATCTGAAGCTGTGCAAATGGTGTTTTTTTGTTTACTTGACATACTGCTATGGTATAGTGTAGCATAGATATACTAATCGGAACAAACATTATGGTATTCCTGCCTTTACAAGTACCGTAAGATAAAGATCATGTTTTAAAGTGTTGGGCTAGCAGGACCGCACCAGTCGTGGGTTGAGCCACATTCCTCACATATTATTTATTACAGAGAGAGAAACACACTACATATCGTTACTAGACTTAATAAACTGCGTTGGGTTGGGAGTGACACAGGGTTAGCTACACCTACAACGACTGCCCGAGCCAATATAACAAACTTTACTGCTACACAGTAATAAGTTGTTATATACTACATATAGTACACCAACATATAGTATACTGTCTACTGGGGGTGTTCTAGAAATAAGATAGATCGTTTGTTCCAAAGCTACTAACTTAACGTAGGTGCAACTCCTACCACCTCCACAAATTACCACATAAACATTGACGTATTCATATATATTTCCGCACGCCCCAGGTTTAAGTATGGGGGTTATATATATCAATCTGTGTTAGTCGTAGGGTTGTTTGTAACGTTCTGCCTCGTATCGTACACGATATGCGCGTAACTGCCTGCCTACACGCTCGCCAACTAGAACGCATACTATTTCTTTAAACTGCTATACCCGTACCTTAAAAAAGATAAAAGAAAAAGCGCCTTAGGGTTGGCGCTCTCTCTCTGTGTGTATGCTTGTTACGTAGTTAAATTCTGTGGATCCTGGGTATTTCTTGCTCGCGCCTTCTCACTTCTCATACTTCTATTTTTTCTAATGTCTTTAAATAAAGCATGTGTATTCAATTCCTCTAATCTCTCTACGTCATCTTGTAATTCAATAAACAACTCTATAATCTTTTTTGATTGTTTGTTGATACTTAATTCAAGCTCGCCAATGTTAACCCGTACCATAGCTAAGTCATAAAAAGAATATAGACTATCCTCTGTTAGCATGCGATTAACACCCGCGGGGCTTTGCTCGTCTAGTTCTTTACTAGATTTCTTATAGTATTTATTAAGTTTTTTTCTATGGTCTTTTAGATAATCAAGCAATTTCTCTGCGCTAGTCTCTAATCCATTAGGATAGAAATAACTTAACGCTAATAACATTTTAATCGGCATAATATTGTCCTCTCATTTTTTGTACTAATAACAATAGTATAAAACCCGCGTTCAAATAATACAAGTACCAAAAAGAAAAAGCGGGCTATTTGTCCCGCTCTCTCTCTGCTTGCTAGTAGATATCCTATGAAAAATAATAACTAGCTAACAATCCTTTTGTGTGCTTGTTGTCTTTGATACTTCCGTAACGCGTATCTATCCGCCAATTGTCCCGATATATCCCAGGCAAGTAAAACATATATAAACGCTATAACCTGCATAAAAAATATATCAAACATGGTTACGATTTCATTAATCATATTATCGGCGTTACTCTTTGCACGTTGCCGTTTTTGTTGACGTATACAACCTCGCTAAATGGTGCATTAAATTCTTTTATAGCGCCTTTTAGTCCTTTTGTTACGCGTATAGTCTTTTTACCTTCCTTAGTTGTAAAGGTGTAATCGTATCGTTTCATGTTGTTTTCCTTCCTAATTAATAACATAATAATACTTTAGCTAAGATCTAAACATTTTACAAGTACCGATTTTAGATACAGAAAAACCCGCTATCATTCGGGCGGAATATAGCGGGC